GGTGGCGGAGGTGGCGGCGGCGGATTAGGAAATGACACAAATCTTTTTGCAGGCGGTGGTGCTGGCGGTGCAGGTGGATCTTCTTCTGGGTCTTCGGGCGGTTCAGGTGGAGGATCTTATGGTGAATATGGTAATGAACAAGGTAATGCTGGACAAGCTGGACTTGTTCCTGGCGGTGGCGGTGGCGGCGGCGGTGGAGCAGGTGGAGGTTCAGGTTATGGAGGAAATAAACAAGGCGGCCCTGGTGGTGCTGGCGGAGCAGGAAGAATATTAGTTTATACAAAAGCGTAACTAATATCCTATAGACATAATATTTAAAATTTGATAGACTTTATCTATGAATCAGTTAATTACTTTTACCAATGTAATGGGAGTTCCAGACGAGTATGCCCCAATCCCATCTTCAAAAATAATTCCAGATTGGTATAAGAAAATGGATTCTTATATTTCTGATAGCAAAAAACCAAATGGATATGGCGGAACAACTGCAACTGCAAAAAGATGTATGCCTATATTTGACGCAATAACAGGTGGATATATTATATCAACACATGTAGACTTATGGGTTTCTCAAAAAGAAGAAGAAGAAGGGGTAGTCCTTCCTTATTTTGAATGGTCAGATTTTGGAGCTATAAGCTTTCATACAAAACAACAACTGCCAGATCATCCTGATGACACTGGACATGAATTTTCTTATCCTAAATGGCTAAATGCTTGGGGAATAGAGACTCCTCCAGGATATTCATGTTTATTTATTTCTCCCTTGCATAGAGAAACGCCAATAATAGCATTATCAGGCATTGTAGATACGGACACTTATACGGCCCCAATAAACTTCCCATTTGTTCTAAGAGACCCTAAAATGGAAGGATTAATACCAGCAGGAACTCCAATAGTTCAGGTAATTCCTTTTAAAAGAGAGGTATGGGAAATGAAAATAGGAGACATTAACAATTTACAAAATCAATCAAAAGTCACCACTAAATTAAAAGGATTGTTTTTTGATTCCTATAAAAGGCAATTTAGGCAGCCAAAAGAGTATCATTAAAAAGGCATGCTGGTATAATATATCTATACCAATAAGGGGATATGTGAACCAAATTGTCAGATAAAAATTTTAAGGTTAAAAATAAGCTTGTAATAGCAGGCTTAACTAACTCATCTGGCGTTTTGCTATCTAGTGGGCATGAAGTAGATTCTCATACTAATGTTCCGACCCAATATGGTGGAACAGGAACAACTCAATCTCCAAATGCTGGTCAGGTTCTATATTCCGCCTCTGGTACTAATTATGCACCTACGGATTTATCTTCTATAGTTTCTTCTACTACATCGCAAGCGGTATCTTCAAATATTACTATGCAAAAAAATTATGCATATTTTGTAGATACATCTGCTGCTAGAACTCTTACTCTTCCAGCCAATCCTTCTCTTGGAGATACTGTTTTAATATATGATGCTTCTGGAACGGCGGCAACCAATAATATAACCATATCTAGAAATAGTAGTAATATTAATGGAGTAGCAGATGATGCTATAATAGATGTAAATCAAGCTAGCTCAGCATTTGTATATACTGGGGCGTCAGTAGGATGGAGGTTCGATTAATGGCAATTAGAAAATCTTCTGTAAGTGGAGTTCCCTCAGGAACAACAGGCAATAGACCTTCATCACCTTCAGTCGGACAAACATACTACAATGGAACATTAGGAATGTTTGAGATATACACTCCAAATGGATGGTTTCCTGTAAATAGTCCTGCAGGAATTCCTTCAATAAATTCAGCAACTGATGTGGGCACAAATAGACCATATAATAACGGAGCAATATCATTAGAATTCACACCAGCAAGCACAGGAGGATTCCCTGCTTACTATTCATTTTTATCTAATCCTGCAACAACTACACAAACATCGTCATCTGGATCTCCTTATGTATTCACTGGACTTGCCTCAAATTCATCTTACACTTTTGCAATGAATGCTTCTAATTCTTATAATACTTCATCTAACTCATCTTCATCCGCTTCTGTTACAGCAACAACTGTTCCTCAAGCTCCAACTATTGGAACTCCAAGCATTGTTACTGGAACATCTTATGGGTCTAGCCCTCAAATTTCTGTTCCATTTTCTGCAAATGCAACAGGCGGGAAATCAATAACATCCTATACAGTCACTTCTTCTCCAGGGGGACTAACTGCAACAGGATCTAGTAGCCCCTTAGTTGTTTCGGGATTGACTGCTGGAACTTCTTACACATTTACTGCTACTGCAACGAATGCAAATGGAACATCTTTATCAAGCTCTAGTTCAAGCGCAGTTACAGCTTCAACTGTTCCTCAAGCACCATCAGTAACATTAGTTAATAATCCTACTGCAAGCAGTATAAGAGTTTCTTTTAGTCCGAATCAAACTGGAGGTTCACCAATAACGTCTTATACTGTTACTTCTTCTCCAGGAGGAATCACAGCAACAGGCTCTTCTAGTCCTATTACAGTTAGCGGACTATCTTCTTTAACTTCATATACATTTACTGTTACTGCTACAAACGTAAGCGGCACATCAAGTCCTAGCTCTCCTTCTTCTTCAATTAGTACAACCAGTGATGTCTATAGCTTGTTGCAAACTTATAATTCTTCATCTACATTTACTGTTCCGTCTGGAATTGCAGAAATAGCTGTAATTGCAATAGCTCCAGGAACTGCTGGATCTTCTGGATCTGCTCAAAACAGCGGAGCAGGAGGAAGAAGTGGATCTGCTTTTGGTTTCAAAAACTATAATGTTTCTAGCGGACAATCATTTTCTGTTACTGTTGGAAGTACAACTTCTTTTGGCTCCCTAGGCTCAGCATCTTCTACTTCAAATGCTAGCTCCAGTGTAGCTGGTGCAATATTTGTATCATCATCAGTTGGAGGTAGCTCTGTAAATGGTCCTATTGGCGACGGAGGCGGAGTTTCTGGAGGAAATGGATCTGGTGGAGGATCTATAAATCTTTCAGTATCTGGAATATCATCAGTTCCAGTTGGCGGATCTGGAGGAGCTGGAGGAGCAGGTGCTTTCTCTAACGGCAGCACAACATATGCAGGTGGAAGCGGCGGAACTCCTGGATCTGGCGGCGGATCTGGAGGAGCTGGAGGAAACGCTAGAGGTCCAATATTTAGCCGTGTTGCAAAAACAACTGTTTGTAATCATAATAGAGGGTCAAATGGTACGGCAGCATCTACTATCGGCGGCGGCGGTGGCGGCGGTGGCGGCGGCGGACAAGGCAGTCATGGTGGCATCGAAGGTGGAACAGGAACATCAGCAGGAACGGGCGGTAGCGGAGGGGCTGGTCAAATACTAGTTTATGGAAGATAATATGAAAGAAATAACATATGGATTTGTAGATTCTCAAAACATTTTAAAAGCATTTGCAGTGTTTATAGAAGGCGATGTAGATACCTTAAGCAGAGTTAAAGAAGAGTATGGATATGAAAATGCTTATCCAATGAATTTAGAAAAAGAAACTACTGCTATAGATGAAACCTTTTGGAATGGAAGTAGATTTGTGCATCCATCTCCTATGCCATCTTGGATTTTTGATGATGAAATTAATGACTGGAAGCCGCCGATCTCGAAGCCAGATGCTGGATTTTGGACTTGGGATGAGAGTACTGTTTCCTGGATTGAGCCGCAGCCCGTAATAGAAAAAGAATAAATTTGAATATTTTGATATCTGGTTTCCCAAGAAGCGGAAATACATATCTTTCATTTGCTATAAAGAATATGTATTTAGATTATAACGTTTATAGTCATAATCACACAACTTCATTTTTAGAAAACAGTAAAAATAATTTTAATATTGTTCCAATAAGAAATCCAATAGATTCTATAGCTTCCTATATAATGCTCTTGCCAGAATCTGGTTCAACAAAAATAGAGTCGCCCATCGACTGCATAAATTATTATATTAGATTTTATAAATATATAGAAAAAAATATTGAAAAATTATGTATACTTGATTTTGACATATTTACTAAAGATATGCTTTATGTTACAGATTCTATATCAAAAAAGTTTAATATAAAAAATAATACTTTTTATAGTAATGATGAAATTATGGAAAAATTAAAAATTATTGAAGTGGATAAAAAATTTTTACCAAGAGAATATACCGATCAGAGAAAATATTATAATGAATTATTTTCTAGTCTTTTAACTAATAGCGAATGCTTAGATATTTATAATAGAATAAAAGAAAAAATAAATGTTTGATGAATCAACTCTACCGTGCGTAAATATACAAGAACAGCAGTCTAATAATTTTAAAATTTTAATAGAAAGCAATTCATACTTTTTATACGAAAATGAAAATAGATGGATGGTGGCAGGAGAAGATAATCGGTCAATTTATAAAGAAATGTATGCATGCTATGACATGGCTTATGGAAAAGTTTTATTAACTGGACTCGGCTTTGGTATGTTAGCAATGTGGTTATCAGAAAAAAAATCTGTAGAATCTGTAACTGTAGTGGAAAAAAATAAAGAAATAATAGATTTTTTTAATAAATATAATTTTAATAAAAAAATTAATATAATTTTAGATGATGCAAATTTTTATAAATCAGACATTGAGTATGACTGTGTTTTTTTAGATCATTACGAATTAGAAACCTCTGACTATATTATAGATAACGTGAAAAATTTTTTATCTAGAGTAAACTATAAAAAGATTTGGTTTTGGCCAATAGAAAGAATATTTATAAATAAAACTTATGACACAAGAATGAAGCATATGACAAAGAATAACTTTGTTGTATTAAATGATTCAGAAGATAATATTTTCGAAAGATGGAATATATTTATAAAACAATATTTTCCTAAACAATACTTTTTTTATGATATAAAAAAGAAAGATTTAATAGATTATATATACACTGCATTTGATAAAGATTACATTTTGAAGGAAAAAGGTTTTTATGATGGAAAATAAAACAATTCCACTATTTGGCTTTCCAAGAAGCGGAAACACTTTTTTAAGATATTCATTAAGAGAAATGTATTTAGATCATAAATTTATAAAAAGTGTTCATACAGAAAATTTTATAGAAATGCACAAAAATTATGAATATATAATTATGACTATAAGAAAGCCAGAAGAATCTGTTTCTTCGTGGACACAATATTGCTATGAAGTTGAAAAAATTCTTCATGGAGAAGATTTTCCTGCTCAACACACAACTCCAGAATCTAATTTAAAGTACTATATAAGATATCATGAAAAAATTATGGAAAATATAAAAAATGTAATTGTTTTAGATTTTTATAAATTTACAGAAGATTTTTCATACGCTATAGAAAAAATTAAAAAACATATTGGAATTGAACCAAGCATGATTGTTGATAAAAAAGATATCTTTTCAACTATATTTGAAAAAGAAGGAGACATGTATACTCCTAGAGATAATAAGCAAGAGCTTTTATATATAAAAAATAAAGTTATTTTGGACCCATTTTTAGAAAAAGCAAATGATATATATAAATCAATAATTTCAATATCAGAAAGCCAAGACCAATAAAGCATATTTTAAGCGAACTTGTTATATTTTAGATTTTTGATATAATGTATTTATGTCCTATAGCTATAAGATTCTTCGAGACTACCCAGTTGCTTACTATTTGCTAGATGAAACTTCTGGAACTACCGCCACAGATTTATCGGGATGTGCTAATAACGGCACATATACTGGTGGAATAACAACAGGACTTCTTCCACTTGTTCCTGGCGGAACACATGGAACTCCAATTACTACAACAAAATATATTACATTTCCAATAACCAAAGATTATAATGGATCAACTTCTGGAGGTAGCATAGCAGACCAATATTCTTTAGATAATGACTTTTCAATAGAAGTATGGCTCTATCCTAAAATTACTACAACAAATGAAACTAAAATATTTGGTGACAGCACAAATGATGTAGGAATATTTTATGAAAAAGGCGATGCCGTATTTAAATTCGGAAACAAAGAAGCAAGATATACTTTGCCATATGTATCAAAATCACATCATATCGTAGGCACATATAATGGATCAACTTTAAGTCTATATCATGATGGATACCTAAAAGATTCAATTTCTATTGTTCCAAAAGATTTAGGAATTACACATAGTGGAATGACACTTTCTGCTGGTCCCACCGCAAATGCATCAGATTCTTTTATTATCGATGCTCCTGCGGTTTATAGATATGCTCTATCACAAAAACAAGTATTTGATCATTTTATAGACGCATCACCAATTACTGGAATAGAAGTAACAGCGCCAGATGATGGAATTTTCTATAACCTTAGCGATGAAAATCTAAAATCTCAATTTAATTATTCTTATCCTTTTGGTAAGTCATGGAGAAATTTTGTCACAGATGATATTTTCTATGACAAATCGGACGAATCCATATCCCTAAAAGAAAATTCTGCAGGCGGTAGTGTTTCAGTAGAGTTTACAGACTATATTACAATACCAACAAATATTGGACTAACTTCTTCTAAAATAGAGTGGTCTGGAACAACAGGAATTACTATTGAAACAAGTCTTGATGGATCTACATATACTGTGTGTACAAATGGTGCGGCAATTCCAGGATACAGCTTAGATTCATTTAGCTCAACAGGAACACTCTATATTAAAATGACTTTAGCAAGCACGGACATTAGCAAACATATTCCTAAGCTAAAATATGTTGCATTTGATTTTTATAAGACAAAAGATATTTTTGCGGAAAATCTTGGAGATAAATTAACCTATGAGGTCGAAGAATATCACCTTGGCAGTAAGAAATATTCAGTACTTTCTAGAGATTATAGAAATGGCTTAAGATGCTCTATAGATGGTGGGTTTAAAATAACTGCCTCCCATTCTATTAGTACAATCGAGTTTTTCTATACCCCTACTGCATTTACAGATTCTGGATTGGTATCTTCGTTGGCTACAAATGGCTATGCCGCCTCAAATTATTCATGGAGAAATTCAGGCACAGTATCAAAAACTAATATCTCAGCAATCTATGTGAATGGGGTAAATAAGACCTCAGAGACCAATATAAGCAACGTATTTACTATTGGTGAACTTCATCATGTGGTCATTGTTTATACGGCGGCTATAAGCGATGCAATAAAGTTTAATTACTCCCTATACGGAGCTACCCCGTCTCTATATCAAAATATATCTCTGTACCCCACAGCTTTCAATTCTACAAAAGCTACAGAGCATTATGAGCTATATATTGATAAGTCTTCCATAGTTTCCAGCGATTCGTCATTTACCCTGACAGAAAATACCCCTGCCGCATATAATAATGACTGGGTTGTAATACAAAGCATCTAATTTTGTCACTTTGCATGACAAAAGGCTGGACTTTGGCTGGATAGGGTGGTAAAATAAATATCTATGGATCTTAAAAGAAAGAAAGTTACGGTTGGGCCAGAGGAGACAACTCTTGGCATCTATGTCTGGGAAATGCCAGATGGTCGCTGGATAGGCGATGATGATGGAAACTTCTTATCTATATCATCCATTAAAGGAAATAGATCTCGTATAGACGCATTAGCTAGAGAAGTTAGATCATACGGAATTTATGAAGGAAAGCCAGTATTCTTATCTGGCCGCCGTAAAATTGATGACGAAGAATTTGAGTACCAGCAACAGAGGCTAAAGTGGGGCCTCACTCCAGATCCACTAGATATTGGTGTTTATAAAGAAGAGACACGAAAGGCGCAGAGGCAAAAATAAATGAAAATGTTTGAAGATAACGAGCAAGATATAGACACTGGCGTACATGCTTTCACAGCATCAGATTTTCATATTCCTTCAGCAACTGTAGTCAAGTCCAATGATTCATTTATGGTTTCTGGCGAAGACCTACAAAAGATTTCTGGCCTAGGCTCTTCATTCCGTCGCAAAATGAATCGTAACATTCAAAAGAGATTTGTAGGTATTGATGGCGTAGAAACTCAACAGAACTTGCTTGCACAAGCAATTACTGGCTATGCAATGTTCGATCTTATTGAGCCTCCATATAACCTAGAGTATCTTTCACAAGTTTATGAAATATCCCCTTATAACTACGCAGCCATAAATGCTAAAGTTTCAAACGTAGTTGGCCTTGGATTTGATTTTATTGAAACTCGTAAAACAATAGATGCAATTGATGAAATTGATAATGACACACAGCTAGAGCGGGCACGTAGAAAGATTGACAGAATTCGTCAAGACCTACATGAATGGCTAGAAGATTGCAATGAAGAAGAGACATTTAAGGAAACACTAGTTAAATTCTATACAGACGTAGAAGCAACAGGTAATGGCTATCTAGAAATTGGTAGAACAACTTCTGGAAAGATTGGTTATATTGGGCATATCCCTTCAAAGACTATGCGTGTCCGACGACTAAGAGACGGATTTATTCAGTTGCTTTACGGCAAGGCCGTATTCTTCCGTAATTTTGGAGACCAGGAAACCCCTAACCCAATTGCGGACGGAAGCGATAGACCTAATGAAATTATTCATTTAAAGAAATATACACCACGTAATAACTACTACGGAATTCCAGATATTGTCGCAGCATCAAATGCTATGGCAGGAAATGAATTTGCTGGTAAATATAATTTAGACTATTTTGAAAATAAAGCAGTCCCAAGATATATTATTACAGTAAAAGGCGCAAAGCTTTCTACAGAATCAGAACGCAAACTTTTGGAGTTTTTCCAGGTAGGCCTAAGAGGCAAGAATCACAGATCTCTATATATTCCACTCCCTGCAGATTCACCAGACGCCAAGGTAGAATTTAAGATGGAACCAATTGAGGCGGGATCACAAGAGTCTTCATTTAATGTTTATCGTCAAGCAAATAGAGATGAAATATTAATGGCACATCGTGTTCCAATTTCTAAAATTGGTAGCCCTCAAGGAATTTCATTGGCAAATGCTAGAGATGCTGATAAAACATTTAAAGAGCAGGTCTGTAAGCCAATGCAGGAAATTATGGAAAAGAAATTAAATAAACTAATTGAAGAAATGACAGATGCTCTTAGTATTAAATTTAATGAGCTTAGCCTTACGGACGAAGATACTCAGTCAAAGATTGATGAGAGATATTTAAGAATGAAGGTAATTACCCCTAATGAAGTTAGAATTCGTAAGGGCATGGTGCCAATGGATGGTGGCGACGAGGTAGTTGAATTGAAGCCTCAAGAGCAGGCGGAAGTAAGAGCCCAGGCTGGAAATACCAGAACTAGAGATCAGGAAAGAGAAAATAATTCACCTGATATTTCGGGGGAAGCCAGAAATCCACAGGGCGAAGGCAGACAAGTCGAGTAATACTACTCAACTGATTATTTGCCTTATATATAATAACGTTATAAAATTAAGCATATGAATATTGAAAAATCTCTATGGTCATCTAATGGCGATAATATCAATCTATCTGTGCCATTCACGAAAGTCAATCGTGAAAAGCGCACAGTTTCTGGATTTGCTACGCTAGACAATCTTGATCAAACTGGAGATGTCGTAACAGCAGAAGCATCACTAAAGGCATTTGAATCTTTCCGTGGAAACATTCGTGAGATGCATGGATCAAATGCTGTTGGCAAAATGGTATCGTTTAAGCCAGAAACATTTTTTGATCCTAAGACTGGCGAATTCTTCAACGGAGTTTATGTAGACGCATACATTTCAAAAGGCGCACAAGACACATGGGAAAAGATTTTGGACGGAACCCTACAAGGATTTTCAATCGGCGGAAAGATAATTGATTCAGAGAATGAAGTAAACAAGTCAACAGGTAAGCCAGTAAGATTTATCAAAGAATACTCTCTTATGGAGCTATCAGTTGTAGATTCTCCTGCAAATGAACTATGCAACATTTTGTCAATTCAAAAGATGAACGGTCAATTGATGTTCAAGGGAATTGCAGCAGAGACAAAAGTAGAAAACATTTTTTATTGTGAAGACAGCGATTCTGTGTTTATGTCGACGGAGTCAGAATACACATCACCAGTTTCTGGAAAGCCTGCAACTTTAATCGGCTGGGTAGAATCAAATGATACAAATAAAGCAAAGGAAATAAATAGAATTCTTGATTTACACAAGTCAAGATTAACGTTGCCTGATACAAACACAATTGCAAAACAGGCAAACGCAGAAGGAGGTAATGAAGTGTCAGAAAACACAGAAACACTAGCAGCAGTTGAAGAAACTCCTGCAGTTGAAGAAGCAGCACCTGTCGAAGAGACAGCACCTGCTGAAGCAGCACCTGCTGAAGAAGCAGCTCCTGCTGAAGACGCTTCTGCCGAAATTCTGGAAAAAGCAGCCGACGTATCAGAAGTTGAGGTTGATGAACCTGATTTTGCAAAGATGCTTGGCGATCTAAAAGGCTTTTTCTCAGAAACTCTAAATAAGGCATCAGAAGCTAATGCTGCACAGGTAACTGCTATCAAAGATACAGTTGAAACCTTCAGCAAGAGCGTTGATGGCCGAATTTCAGAATTGGCAGAACAACATGCAGCACTTTCAAAGGCTGTAGAAGATATCAAGAACACGATTGATGGCGTAGAAAAGCGTGTCGGAGCGGTAGAATCAGAGACCGCAGTTAAGAAGTCCTATGACCTTGGCGGGTCACAGGAAGTAACAATCAAGAAATCAAAATGGAACGGTTCTTTCCTCGGTTCCGTGAATGAACTTTTAAAATAAAAGGTAGGTGAAAAATATAATGAGCAATGAAATGTTAGAAAAAGCAGTTGCAGCAAACACAACAGTAACCGCAGGCATGACTGGATCAGCAGTAGCAAATACTGGTATCCACATCGGGTCTGAAGGAGAAGGTGGCCTACTCAATCCTGAGCAATCCGCACGTTTCCTAGATTATATGTTTGACGCAACAGTAATTGGTAAGGTGGCTCGTACTGTTCGCATGCGAGCAGACACCACTGAGATTGATCGTATTGGTGTTGGCGAGAAGCTTATGAAGCTCGCTACAGAAGCTGATGACACAAGCGCAAACGCTGCTGTCACATTCTCCAAGATCTCTCTTACAACAAAGAAGCTTCGCTTGGACTGGGAGCTTTCAACAGAGTCTCTCGAAGACAATATTGAAGGTCCAGATCTAGAAGATCATATTGCCCGCATGATGGCAACACAGGCAGGTAATGATATTGAAGATGTAATCCTCAATGGAAATACTGCCCTCACATCAGATGCACTCTATAAGTCATTTGATGGTGTTGTTAAGAAGGCAAAGCAGTACGGTCACGTTGTAGATGCAGCTGGTGCAAACATCAGCCGTGCACTCTTCAACTCAGCTCTCAAAGAGCTTCCACGTAAGTATAAGCAACGTCGTTCAGACCTTCGCTTCCTCGCTGGTTCCAATTTGATTCAGGACTTCCTGTACGCAAACAGCATTGGAACAAACCAGACCATCCCACAGGATATCGCTTCAAGCATTATCCGTGGTGAGGGTGTACAGCCACTAGGTGGCCCAGCAGGCTACGTAGCACCATTCGCATTCGGTATTCCGATTGTTGAAGTTCCTCTACTTCCAGAGGCACAAGATGGCGACTACTCAGGCGAAACTGGCAACCATGGTGACGTCCACTTGACATTCCCAAATAACGTAGTTATTGGTATCAAGCGTGATGTAACCGTCTATCGCTTCTTCTGGCCAAAGAAGGACGCAATCGAATATACAATGTATACTCGTGTTGGTGTTCAAATTGAGCAGGCAGATGCATGGGTTGTTGTTAAGAACGTTAAGGTCGCTTCCTAATTTAGGATTTAGATCTGCTGAAAGGCCCCCATTAATTTGGGGGCTTTTCCTTTTAATGTACTAATGCTATAATTAAATGACCTACAAAAGGAGAAATTAATGTCATTTGATACATTAAAAGTTGGAGAGCTGAAGCAAATTGCTGAAGACTTTGCAGTTGATATTACAGACCAAAAAGGTAAAAAAGAAATTATTGCTGCCCTCGTAGAAGAAGGCGTAACCTGGGCTATTT